TCTACTCTTACAGCTGCTGACCTCGATACAGCTGTATTGCAGTTACTGTATGGATTGCAAGAAGCAAAAGATGATACAGATGCTGGTATTAACTTCACACCTCTAGGATTAGACGCAAGTAATAACCCAATAATTAATGTTCAAGACCCTTCAAATCCGCAAGACGCTACAACTAAAAAATATGTAGATGACAATATTGCTGGTTTTCTTAAGACAGATGGCTCTGTACCTATGGTCGGAGACTTTAATGCTGGTGGTAAAAAAATAACTAACGTAGAGACAGGAACACAAGATACAGACGCAGTTAATTTATTACAACTTAATCAAGGTATATCTACAGCAAATACGGCCCAAAACGCAGCAGCACAATCGGCAGATGAGGCTGAAGATTTTAGGGATGAAACTAAAGTCTTTAGGGATGAGGCTGAAGTCTTTAAAGAAAGTGCATCGAACTCGGCAATTACGGCAACTAATTTAGCTCGTAGATCAGTATTTGTAGGTTTTCAAAAGCTGGCTGACGCAACTTTAAGGATGGTCTATAATTTAGCTAACGAAACTGCTATTTACAAAGCAGAGGATTTCGTACAAAATGGAGGCAGTCATGCCTATTTTTTAGGCGAAGATGTTTTATCCACTACTGCTCCAAATGCTCCTAAGTTTTCCATTAACAGCAATGGGCATTTAATTCTTGAACTACTTTAATTATGGCACAAATTGATTTAGGAAAACTCAAGTTTACTTGGAAGGGTACTTGGACTACGCAAACTGCATATGAAAAAGATGACGTTGTTGAGTATGATGGCTCAACTTTTGTATGTATTGCAGATTTAAACGCTACTAATACTGCAACTCCAAAAGATGCTACAGCGTCTTTTGAGTATATGCAGACAGGACTAGCATTTAAGAGTGGATTTAGTGCAACAGTTACTTATTACAAAGGGGATGTAATTACATATAATAGCCAGACATTCGTATGTACAGCAGGGTCTGGAAACTATAACCAAACAATACAGCAAAAACCAGCACCATATGATGGTTCACCTGATTGGATGTTGTTAACACCAGCACCAGATAACAATGTTTTAACTACATCTGGAGACTTAGTTGTAAGAGATAAAGATAACGCAACAAATAGTAGATTACCTGTCGGAACTAAAGGCCAAGTTTTAAGGGTTGCGGAGGCTCCAAACCACGACATTCCAAATGATACAGTTCTGTTTTATAGCAGATTAGTTGTAAGCAGTAGTCATACTGCTACTCTTTTGCATGGCACAGATTTTCCTCCATACGAAACTAAAACTTATGCGGTTACTGTGGCTGCTGCATCTGGAGGAGGTGGTAATAAATTTTATTTAGATGGTGTCGAAGCACCATATATATATTTAAGAGCTAACTCTGTTTATATCTTTGACGTATCTGACGCTTCTAACGCAACACATGAACTAGATTTTGCGGTTGCCATACATAGTGGCACAGTAAAACTATCCGACCAAGATGGTGGTTACGTTACAAGGTCTGGAAGTGTAGGAACTGCTGGTGCAACTGTAACTCTTAAGATGCCTCCTTACGCAGAAATGGTAACTGGATATTTCTGTACTGCTCATAGCAATATGGGTGGCACTATTGACTCAGGTTATGGCGGTTCTAGTGGTTATGGAAGTTACTCAGGCAATGTCAATCTACCAACTGTTTACAGTAACCATACTCAAAGTGGGCCATCTGGTAGAAAACTTGTTAAAGGTAAGAGCTATACATTCCAGTTTGCTCCTACTGCTGCTAGTAGAAACTATGCTATTAAAGATACAAATGATTCAAGTTACAGCCCATACACTATTGCTGGAGCGATTACAGATGGTGTAAGTCCAAGTCAAGTAAACACCACAGCTACAGCTGGTGGATTCTTTACCTTTACTGTTCCAGAAAACGTAGCAACAAATCTAATAATAGAAGACTTTAGTGGCGGTACAGACGGATTACCTTTAACGATTATTGACAGAACATTCTTACCTTCTTATACAGGTGGAGATTTTGAAGAAAGAGCAGTCATGTCATCTGTGAAAGAAAATTATCAAGATGAAACATCAGGAATACTGCAATATAATAATTTCCCTAATCAGGCTGGTAATACATATACAGAATCTATTAAACCTTTACCAGACTATTTGAAGAAAGTAGGGCGAGGTTATCAGTATGGTTGTAATACTGGTATGTATAGACAAGCTGGATATATAGCTAAGAGAGAAACTCTTTTATGGGGTAACTTTTATTCAGATGGTAACGACTATACATATGGTGGCGGTATTGGACTAGATGGACAAGACGCTACAAATGGTTCCAGATGGAGTCCAAACAAAGGAAGTAAGATAATGGGCTATAAATTAAGGCAAGCATTAGCTGGTAATCCTGACTATGCTCATTTACTTACAGACTTAAATGGTAACGACATTGGGTTGCTAGATGAAAATGGAAATATAAAACATAGATTTCCTAGAGTTACACAGGTTCATGGCAATAGAGGTATTAAGCATCATTTACATGAAAATGGCATGGTCTGGTTTGGTGGCTACAACGGATATGGGCCTAGAGGGGATGGAACTAGCTGGAATGTAAATACTGCTCAAGTGCCTATGAAATGGTATGACGAAAGTTATTCTGAATTAAAAGGTACAAACTATCCAAAGATTAAACAGTTTGCTTGTACTCATGCTCATACTCAAGACACTAATAGTTATGACTATGGTTCATGGTATGCAGTAGATACAGAAGGTTATCTTTATTCATGGGGATATAACGGACATGGCCAGTTAGGAAAAGGAAATACCAATCATTATTACTACGCAACAAGAATACCAAAGAGTGTATTTAATGATGAAAAAATATTATATGTAATCTGTAGTGGTTATAGATACACACACACTTTAGTTATTACTGAATCAGGTAAGTGTTGGTCAACAGGTTATGGAGATCAAGGTCAGCTAGGTCTAAACAATACATCCTCCAGAAGTGACTTTGCCGAAGTAACAGCAGTTAATGGTTCTCCTTTAAATGGCAAAAAAATAATTCATATCATATGTAACCAAGATGCTGACGCTGAAGGTAGAACATGGTGGCTAACTGAAGATGGCGAAGTTTACTACGCTGGATACTTTAGAGACTATGGACAGCAGACAGGTGTATATGATTCAAATGGTTCTGGAACAAATGGTATGCCTAGAATACTTACTAACTCCAGCAGCTTATGGAATAGCGATAACCAAAAAGTTATTTATATGGTTTCTACCAATAATAGATATTCAACTTTATGGTTTATAACAGATGGTGGTACTACAGGAGCAAGCCAAAAGATATACGCAACAGCATCTAATTATTACGGAATACAAGGTACTAATAACTCTCCTAACAGCCATACTAACTCTCCAGCTTTAGGTGGTTGGTTTGGTGGAGAAGTGTTATTCTCTGACTTCGGAGACTTCGAGGATGGAGGAGATAACAGCAGACCAAATGAAGTTATAGGTAACTGGGATAGTTTTCAAGATGGCGGTAGCAATGAAAAGAAAATGAAGATAGGAAAAATAGTGGAGATTATTCCAAGAGCGAACCCCGAAGATACATCGAATGGTGTTGTGATGATGGATGAACATGGTTCTTTATTCTTTGCAGGGTACTGGAACTACACTCCAAGTAGAATGAATGAAAACGACAACCAGCATTATATAAGATACCAAGATCATTGGGTTCCATACTTCATTCATTGGCCAGATCAACCATCACAATGTATGAGGCAAGGATTTACTCATATAGGATATGGCTCAGAGCATGGTTGGTTCTGGATAGGCAGACATGGAGATCATTATACTGGTGGCTACAATGGATGGTATCTACAAGGAGAATACAATAATGATGGATATGATTGCGGATTCACAAGTTGGGCTACACTAGATACAAACGGATAAAACTATGGATGTTCTCAAACCTTTTTCACAAAATAAATCTTCTTATACTAAATGGTATAAGCATGAATTAACAGGTAAGACTTTACCTAATGGCATTGGCATGATGGAGAAAGTAGCTGACACAGCTAAAGACAAGCATTGGTTGAAACTACTAGACCCATATAAAAATGACAAGTCAGAATTAACGTATGGGATAGTCGTTGCTGAAGCAAACTTTGACCCTACTAACTGGACTAACGAAACAGTCACACTAACAGAAATGACTGCTGACGAACAGACAGCAGCCAAGAAGTTAGTTAATTGGGATGTTTAAAAGATATTAGAACGACTTAGTTTCTCCTCTACTTTTGCACGATAGGCTTCATCTTTTGCGTACATAGGGTCATTCATAGCAACCTCTAATTGAGCTACGCTTTCAAACCTATCTGCACTTCCAGATGCAGGGCGACCAGATAAGAGAGTAGGCTCATTACCTACAGCTGCAACATAT